TTGTTAATATTACCGTGTATGTGTCCTTGTTGAAATAACCAACTCTGTCCTGGATTAGTGTTGCATGGGATAGCATGTTTCAAACACTCTTCCTGTATCTTCTTATAGTTCCATTTATGGTCATAAGTTTTTTGTGTTATTTCTCTACTCGCATCCCAGGGTAAGATTTGCATAGTATTGCTATCCCATGCTTTTGTAAGAGGTGTCCATATGCTGTACATGCCAGGACCGTGTCCGTACCAGATACCTTGATGGAAGTTAAGTGTTCTACCATGCTTACTTTGATTAGGTATAACAACTCGCATGCCTACAACATCTTGAATCATAAATTCTTCGTTGTCTAATAGGTGTGCAAAGTTATCACCTACAAAGTTATCAAGCATTCTAGCAAACTCTTCTGTTTTGCAAATGCGTTGTACATTCCAAACAAAATCGTTTATGTCTTTAGGTGCTATAACTTCATGGACGGTTTCTAATGAATATACTTGTGGATATTTTTCTTTTACTGCTTGTAAAAAATACTCAGTCCAATTATATTTATTTAAGTCGTAGTTGACTATTTGATTGTCCCATCTAGGATCTAGTGTGTTGTGTTTCATGCATATATTTATAATGCAGTATTTAGAAATCTAATTTAATTTGAAGATCTTCGTAGTTGCCTTTATGGGTTTCAAAATAATTTTCCCATGTTAAAAAGTCCCAATCTACATTTAGATTGTTAGTTCCGCCTAAACTGTATTGTTCTCTGTGTTCTTCTATAAATTGTTTGTTTTCTACAATTTCAGCATCGCTTGGTTTAGGTCCTCGTTCAATATAGAGGCACTTCATATTAATTTTACTGTAATCGCTCCATATCCAATCTGTTCCGGGCACTTGTTTCATTTCGCTATATTTTAAGAATCTTTGTGCTGGACCATCTCGCCAAAAGCCAAACAGCCTATGAAATGCTTTTGGAAATAAGTCCATCTGCCCATTTTGTATTTTATGGCCGTATCCCTTTCCACGATGTTCAGGTTCAACATATATTCCGCGTGTGCGTATAAACATGTCGTCTATGTTATAAACGCAACTGTGAGCTACTGTAACGCCGTCTACAACATATTTTACAGGGAATAGTATAACATCAGTATGCCACATGTGTTGCGGATACTGTACAATATAGTAAGGGTTATTCCATATTGGGATAGTACTAGGATCTTCTATTTTCCATAATGGAGCGATACCTTCTTGATATTCGCTCCACGATATGATCTCTAGTTTTTCATTAGGCATTGTCTTTTAGATATTTAAGGACAGTGTAAACATCAGATACTTCAAAAGGATCGTCACTTGCATTATCACTAAATCCTTTTTCAACAAACATTTGTTCAATTACACCATCATTAACTATCATTGCATAACGCCAAGACCTAAAGCCAAAGCCTAGGTTATCTTTGTTAACTAACATACCCATTTTACGAGTAAACTCTCCACTGCCATCCGGCACAGGTTTTACTTTGGATATGCTTTGACTTTTAAACCATGAGTTCATTACAAAGGTATCGTTAACACTTAAACAATAAACATCATCGATTCCTTTTTCTTTTAAGTCCTCAAAGTTTGCTTCAAAGCCTGGTAAGTGTGTGCTACTACAGGTAGGAGTATATGCACCTGGTAATGCAAATAATACTACCCTCTTGCCAGAAAACATACTGTCTGTGGTTAAGTCTGCCCACTCATATCCAGGTGAGATATCTTTCTGTACTCTAGTTTTGAAAGTTACAGTTGGAATTTTTCTTTCCATTAGTTTTTACTCCTAAGTTGTTGTTGCATATTTATAGGGGTTTATAATATACCCATTTGATATTTGGCTTCATCAGTTACATGTTGATCCGGATTCCACGGAGGATCAAATGTTAAATTTATTTTTACTAAATTTACATCTTTAACACTGCGTACTGCAAACTCGGTTTCCATAATAATCATATCACCGTAAGGGCAATTTGGTGCAGTTAATGTCATTAAAACTTGTACATCATTTTCTTCGTTTACATTAATATCATATATCAAGCCGAGGTCAACAATGTTGATTCCTATTTCAGGATCAATAACTCTACGCAAATTACTGCGTACCTTATCTTCTAACTTAATTTCTGTATCGTTTGACATAATGAATTTACTAACTTTTTACAATCCTGTTCGTCGTTATATATGTGTGTGCTTATTCTAAGTATAGCACCGTTACCGTATTTGTTTACTATTGGGTGAGCACATACTTTACCGACTCTAGTTGCAATATTGTCTAACCCTAAGTATGTACTAATGTCTGTAGGGTGTACATCAGTTGTAAAACTGAACACATTTCTTACTTCGTCACCCGGATGAACTAACTGCATGCCACTTATGTTAAATAAACCATAACCGTCAAGCCAACTCTGAACAGTAACTAGTCTAGATTTTATTTCATCATAGCCAATATAATTAATCCATTCTGCCGCAACACCTAGTCCTAGTATACCTGCTATGTTAGGAGTTCCTGCCTCATGTTTAACGGGACCATTATAAAAATCGATTGAACCATGAAAGTTGTAACTGGTTACAGTACCGCCACCATATCTAATTGGTCTAAAGTCATTGTAACTTGATCTACTATATAAAAATCCTATACCAGTAGGACCAAACATTTTATGGCCACTAGCAACTAACCAGTCTGGTTTAAGATCTTCCACATCAATCTTGTGACTGCTTAATGTTTGACATGCATCTATACACACCGGTATGCCATGCTCATGGGCCATGCCTATGATTGTTTTTAAATCGTTAGTAAGTCCGTTTACATTGCTAGTTGATATTAAACTTAGAACAGCATCAGGATGTTTTTTAAATGTTTCATTAGCAACATCTGGATCTACTACTCCTCTACTTGACAACGGCAACACAACCAATCTGCCATTGTCTATTGTTCTACCTTGTGCTATCCAAGGTAGTATGTTTGCACTGTGTTCGGCCTCACTGATAATTACAACTTTGGCATTTTCACACCACTTAGCAACCATGTTTAATCCATCTGTGGCTCCGGAGGTAAACATAATTTGTTCAGCATTAGCATTTATTAATTTTGCAACACTTTCTCTTGCTTCTTCACATTCGTCTGTTACTTTGATACTTTGAGGAAAGTCACCTCGATGTATATTACATCTTTCGTTTTCATAATATTGTGTTATACGGTTAACCACACCTTGAAATGTTTGTGTGCTTGCCGCACTATCAAAGTATGCCAGTTCCGGGTTGTTTATTAATGTTTTAAAATAATCCTTCATTTTAAAAATGCATCCTTAAGTATATTAATAGATTGAGTTTTGTCTAATCCTTTAGTTTGTAAATAATATAATTCATTCTCATCTATGTTACTTATAGTACATCCATGTGAACATACCACCTCTTTGTTCAATATATCTAATGTAGGCTCTGTATATACTTTTGCTTTTTTACTAATTTGCAAATTTTTATTTAACATGTGAGCATTGATATTTTCTGCTTCTTTATCAATAAAAATGTTACCTTTAAAATAATTTATTGAGTTGTCGTCTACTATAGTCTTTGAATCTATATTACTAAAACTTTCTCTGCCTAGGTGATTAATGTTTACAACAAAATTGTTTATTCTATCTCCGGTTAACGCATTCCTATTGTCAATGTAAGTATGGCAATTGTGGTACGAGTCAACATCTATATTTTGATAACTAAAATCGATATCTCCTGTCGTACATGACATAGCAAATCTACTACCAGGTTCTTGTATAACTTTTGAATTTATATATGTATTACTATTAGTGATGTTTCTGTTTAGTGTAAGGCTAGAATTTTCTCTAAGTATATAAAAAACATTTAATATATGACTTCCGCTATCACCAATTAACTCTGTTAAATCTAATTTACTATTTTTACCAACATCTATAACAATAGTGTCACAATGTAAATCGTTAGCCTCTACATCATACTTTAAAACTAAGTTTTCTCTTTTATAATTAGACATTTTAATTGCCAGAGGCATTATAGTATTTAAAAAACCTAAATCTGATATATCATTATTCGGTTCAAAAAAACTTTGATATTTTTGCATTGTACTAACACTGCTATATAAATCATGAACTTTAAAAGCATGTTTTATTTTTGCATTAAAGCCTTGTATTACTGCTCCGTCTCTAATATGAAAATCTATAGGTTGAGCTTCAGAGACATGATCATGAAACTGTGTTCTATTGTTGTTAGGAGTTATCACTTCTTTGTTTAGAAAACTATTAATGTTAGTATTTTTATATTTGTGTAACTTTTCAAAAGCAATATTTAAACTAGGTAAGTATTCAGCCACAGACAATGCCATGGTTTCTTTTTTAAATCTGTGAGTCATTAGATTATTTCTAAAGCCATGTTTAAGTATTTTAGGTAAATCTCCTATTTTGAATTTTGCACTATTCACCAAAGCCATCCTCAAATACTTTGTATGCCAACTCTACATCGCCTTTTTCTACTTTATCTTTTCTTAATATTGTAACAGTATCCGGTGATAACGAGTCAATTAATTTTTCATAGTGTGTTATAATAATTACTGTTCTGTTATCATTTTCTAATGCAAATGTTTTTAGTTGTTTGCTTAACTGATTGATAGAATCAATGTCCAGTCCACTATCCGGTTCATCTAAAATAGAAACCTTAGGTTTAGATAACAGCATCTGTATAATTTCGTTTTTCTTTTTCTCACCGCCACTTGCTTCTACATTTAATTGTTTTTTGTGAAAGTCTGATGGTAAACCAAATACATCACTGTAGTCTTTATAATCATTAAGTACTTGAGTAATGTCGGACATTGAGTTAGTCATTTTTTCTTGCTGTATTAAAGATTCTTTAACAAATTGAAAATTGCTTATGCCTGCAATAGGAGTAGGATTTTGAAAACTTACAAACAATCCTGCTCGAGCTCTTTCGTGCGGCTCTAATGCAAGTATATCTTTACCGTCTAACTGTGCGGCTCCTGATACTGTGTACTTGGGATTACCCATTAACGCATGAGCTAGTGTACTTTTACCAATGCCATTAGGACCCATTATAATATGAATGCCAGGACCAAAATCTAAATGCAAATCATTTAAGATTGTTTTGCCTTCTGCTTTTACTGTGAACTCTTGTGTAACTAACATTATCCTACTGCTCCTTCAAGTGTAACACTTAATAATTTGTTTGCTTCTGCGGCAAATTCAAGTGGTAACTTTTGAAATACATCTTTACAAAAACCATTCACAACACAATTTACTGCGTTCTCTTCGTCTAATCCTCTGCTTTGCAAATAGTACATTGCTTCTTCTGATAGTTTACCTGTTGTTGCTTCGTGCTCTACTATACTATTATCGTTAAGTTGTGAAATTACAGGTATGGTAATTGCTCTGCTGTTATCAAGCATTAAACTATCACATTGTGTAAAGTTTCTACTATTACTAGCACCACTATTAATTCTAACCATACCTCTGTATGTGTTTGAGCTATCACCAAAACTAATACCTTTGCTTATGATGGTGCTTTTGGTATTCTTGCCTACATGGAACATTTTTGTTCCTGTGTCTGCTTGTTGTTTTCCTTTGGTTACCGCAACACTGTAAAACTCACCAACACTATTGTCGCCTCGTAATATACAGGAGGGATATTTCCAAGTAACAGCACTGCCTGTCTCAACTTGGGTCCAACTAATCTTTGAACTTTCACCTTTACATATACCTCTCTTTGTAACAAAGTTTAGTACACCACCTACACCATTCTCATCTCCTGGGTACCAGTTTTGTACTGTTGAATATTTGATCTCTGCTCTATCATGTGCTACAAGTTCTACAACAGCGGCATGCAATGTGTTTTCATCATATGCTGGTGCAGTACAACCTTCCAAGTAACTGACATAACTATCCGCATCTGCTATAATCAAAGTGCGTTCAAATTGCCCAGTGTTTCTAGCATTGATGCGGAAGTATGTGTTTAATTCCATTGGGCATTTAACACCCGGTGGAATATAACAGAATGTGCCGTCAGTAAAGACAGCACTATTTAGGCAAGCAAAGTAGTTGTCTTTGGAAGGAACAACACTACCTAAATACTCTTTTACGAGTTCTGGATGATCTTGTATGGCTTCACTTATACTGCAAAATATGATGCCATGCTTTTGTAATTCGTCTTGAAATGTTGTAGCAATACTAACACTATCAAATACTGCGTCAACTGCTACTGTGGGAATAATTTTTGTGTCTTGTTCTTCGACACCCAATAGTGCATCTCGCTCATGTAGAGGTACACCAAGTTTATCAAAGGTGTCTAATATTTCTTGTGGTATATCTTCTTTGTTTCTAAACTTGGGTGCTGAGTAATAACTTAATGCTTGGTAGTCAATTGGTGCATAATCTACATTAGCCCAATCGGGTTCTTTGATTTTTTGTAAATGTTCAAATGCATTAAGTCTAAATTCTGTAACCCATCCAGGTTCATTTTTGAGGGCACTGAGTCGTTTAACAACATCAGCATTAAGTCCAGGTTCAAAATCTTCACTTTCGACCTGTGTGCTAAAACCTGCTGTATATTTGTTGTCTAACTCTCTGTATTCGGTCACTGCATCTTCTCAGTAATGATTTTAAGAGGATGGCCATTGTGCCTTGATATCATCACCGATTCAGATGTTTTTTGTTCTGCTATTTCGTGACTGTATGTGCCTGCAATACCTCGACCGTCTTCATGTATTTCGATCGTGATATTTTTTGCTTCTTCTAAAGTCCTGTTGAAGATTTCGACTAGTAATTGAATAACAAATTCCATAGGTGTAAAATCATCATTCAGCACAACGACATTGTATCTGTTAGGAAACAAGATTTCCGATTTGGTCTTGGACTTTGTTCTAGTTTGCTCTCTGGCCATGTTCCTTCCTAAAATAATATATTATCTATATTATATTGCCAAACTTTAAGTATGTCAAGTATTACTTGCTGTGAGGCGGAAGTTTTGCTTCAATAAACCATTCATGTTTTCTTTTAACAGGATTATATTTTTTAAATCTCAATTTCCTGTTTTCAGTAATCATAGTCTTAGTTTTTTCAGCGGTGTAGTGATAGGTGTGACTATCTCTGGTTTCGCTCTCAGGTATTAAATATACTTTAGTTCTTTTCTTTGTAGTTTTGCTTGCCATATAAAAAAGGGAGGGGGTTTTGTCCCCTCCCACTTATTTACCGACTACTTTACTTAATAGTAATTTTTTGTGGCTTCAGTGCTTCAGGAACATTCCTAAACAATGAAACTCTCAAGATGCCGTCTTCAAGTTTAGCATCTTTAACTTCCACATATTCGGCAAGTTTAAAAGTTCTTACAAAGTTTCTCTCTGCAATTCCTTTATAAAGATATTCTCTACCTTCGTCAATAACATCTGACTTACCAGAAATTTTAAGATTACCATCTTCCATTTCTACTTCAATGTCAGTCTTTTTAAATCCTGCTACTGCAAGAGTAATTTCGTAGACATCGTCTTCGGCCTTACTAATGTTGTATGGAGGATATCCAGATGTATTAACAAATGAAGGTTCGTTAAAGAACTCATTTACTAAGTTGTCGAAGCCAATTGAGGCTTTAAAAAGTGGGGAAAGTGTATCGGTCGTGATACGATATTGTTGCTTTGTTACCATAATAATCTCCTTAGTTAAGCAAGTTTATTCTATTTCCTAAGATGTTTATACCCGTTCGGCCTATAAACAAATCGCGGGTGAGGTCGTTTCTGTTAGTGTGTATCTGTATCTCCTCACACACTTGTTACACTTCTTGGTTTCCTTTGATGTTGCCATCTCAGGTCCTTTGTTGGGTAACCTTAAAAACTAGTCGATTTTATCCTAAGACATAACCCTCTAGTTTTTACATTTTAATTTCAATGCATAGCATTGTTTTAAAATGCAAATTTATTTATCCTTTTACATATAATATATATGTACTTTTTGGCAAATTTCAACCTTTTTTTGCAAAAAAACTTTCTAATTTGTCATTCATTTCTATAGTATTATAAGGTAAGTCGAAATTTAGTTTAAAATAAGCAAGGTCACTTGGGTCATCAAAAACTGCATCAACTATTAAAACTACCCCGCCATATGCGTCAGGACCGTCATCAAAACTCTTTTCAAAAGATACTGTTCCGTTGCTATTATCAGCAAACTTCCAAAATGGCCCTAGGGTATTGTGTATAGCACTTTCCCAAATGTAATCGTAGTCTGCACTGTCGTTAATCGGACACTCTACTACCCTGTACTTGTATGTCATTTGATTACAGGTTCTTTGCTTGGCTCTAAGTTACCTGATACAACACTGCAACTTATATGATCAGTTTTATCTATCACTGCTCGTATAGCCTTATCTAATTTATATCCATAGTTGAGTAGCTCGTTATCCCACGGCAACTCAACTGTTATTGTTGCTCTTATCTTTTTTTCCTTTTCCAAAAATTCGCTCCCAGCCTTCATCATAGGCTGTTTTGTTATCGCCTTTTCTAGGTAATGATCCTTTACCGCCATGCCACTTACCCTTACTGGATTTAGTGCTGTCGGTATTAGTCGACTTATTTTCTTTGTCTGCCATTTCTCACAAACTCCAATTCCTGTTGCCAATTCTTTTTATTCTGTTCTGCTTCACCACTTCCTCTTTGTGCTAGTATAACACGACCTCCGTCCATGTCAATACGAATACTGTCAGTTGTTATTACTTCACCATGTCTGCCAATAAAGACACCGGTCATTTCTCCTTTAGTATCTTCTGGGTGTAAGTTGTTGATTAATTCAATCAGTTCTTCTTTTGTCATGCTATGTTTGATGTTTCTGTTGGCAGTGCTGGAGCGTCATGATATTTCTGAAACTCTCTTAACTGTGCTTGGCTATCTAGAGTAACCACTAGGCCTACTAACATAATTGCTATAACAAAAAACAACACAAACATATCAATTGGATTCTTCATTGCTTTTATTCTCTTGGTAATATTTCAAACTACATTCAGCACCACAAAAAGGTTTTGCTGGCGAGCCCTCTGTAATTGCTGTATGGTACTTGACATCTTCGACTGCTATCTCTTCTCGGCATACCCAGCACTTAACCATCTGTGGTCTAAAACTCATCGTCTCATCCTTGCAATGTCTATTGCATGTTGATCATCAATAACAGGTACAGCATTGCTCTTATGCATAGTAGCAATACCTTTAATTAGTGTACCTGTGTATTTCTGAGGCTCCACTTTTCGACAACTACCGTGGTCAATATTGCTCATAGGTAAACTTGGATATTTTTCTCTGTGTAATCTATCCTGCTCTGTTCGCCAATTTGTTTCAGGCTTGTTAGTCTTAAAATGTTTAAAGTCTGATACTTTGGGCTGTTTAACACGACCAAAACAGTAATCAAGATAATCTTCAAACTTCTCATATCGCATTTCATGCAGGCCTTTCTGCTTCATGTTCTTGTTATGCTTGCGCCAGTTATCTTGCAACTCAGCCATTTTAGCCTTGGTAATTTTAGTCTTGCGTTTACGGGTATTGATTGTGCTTAAACCCTGTGCTAAATGCATAGTCATAATAGTACCTAGATTGTTAATATATTGTACAATTATAACAAATATTTGAGTTTTGTCAAGTGTTTTTTACAACTTTTTCGAGGGCAGAAATGAGCAAATTGGCTAGATTGGGGATATATTTTTCGTGTAAATGATGGTAATTATGTTGAGCTATTTCCATCATTTTGCTCCATTCTGCTTCTGTAGGTCTAGGAGTTTCTATAACTGATTTAACAAATTCTCTATTTCTAGTCTCCCAGTCAGCAAATTTGTCATATTCTTTATTTAGAAAATCTTCGTATATTTCAAACCCTAGATTTTTTTGATATTCTTCTAATCCGTGATAATCACCTAGATTAAAACTTGGAGTTAAGTACAAAATTCCCTTCATCCATTTTTCTGTTAACATAGTTACATCAGTGTTTATCCATTCATAATTAGTTTCTAAGTTTATATTAAAAAATGATTCTGCCCACCATACATCTTGTTTATATCGATCTCTTACAGTTTGATCTTCATGGTCATTAGGTAAACTTTTAGGTATATATGAATCTCTATCTCTACTAGTAGCCATATTCCAAAAGTCCTTATATGCATCATGAGGGTTTCTAAAACTATATAGAAAATTATCTAGATAACCATTTTCAGCAAATAATCCTAACACAAATTCTCTTTGTGCTGTGCTGTGCCCATTCATATATAATGCTTTATATTTTTTGTTACTGTGTGCAGTTAATGAACTCTTATCCTCAATTTCTTTTATTCTATTTCTCTTATTAACATTTAAGTAATTTCCATACTCTGTGAGGTGCAACCAATTATTTCTAAAGTAATTGTTTTCAAAATCTAATGAATTAGTTCTAGATGCACCATTTGTCCAAAAACTAACATTAGATGTATCGTACCCTAGATGTTCTAGAAAATTCTTAAAAACTAATGTTCGAACAACATGCGTTTCAAATGTGTCATCTATAAAAACATGCCCAGAGAATTTTTGAAAAATTGTATCATAGTCTTCTTTTGATAAATTAAAAAGACTTAGCCAACTGATAATCAGTACACCATCATTAACATTTAGGTCGTCTACTGGTATGCATTGCTCTGGTATGTAAAAAGGCAAAAATCTCATAATAGGAGGTTCTACTAGAACTCCTCTCTGAAAGTCGTTGTCTACTTCGCACTCTTTTTGATAAGTTTGTGAATTGGATATGTGTTTTTGTTTTTGGTCTTTTATTAACTCAGTTTGTGTTGGCCAGAAGTCTCTAAATGATTCAAATAGATCTCTATTGAAATCACTATGTAATTTTACATCTTTGTGATAATAAAGATTTAACACTCTGCATAGTCTTTGAGCATTTTACGAATTTCAATAGCATGTTGTTCTTCCATGCCAATTTGACCTCTGGCATATTCTTCAAGCATAATACTTGCATCAGCAACTTCCATTAGTAATTCTTTATATGCGGCAACGGCCTTCATTTCATGCTCTAGACTTTCCTCTAAAATTTGTTTAACACTGTGATTATGATTTTCTTCAATAGGTGTAATCTTTTGGCTTGGGTGGCCATCAAATCCTGTGATGTATTCGCCTGCTTGTAGTGCATGTACTAAACTTTCGTTTGCTTGTTCTTGTAAAAATGCTACAATAGGTATTCTGTTAGGTCCACTGACCATAAGTGAACTATGGGCATATCTAACTACTCCAGCCATTTCCATTTCTACGATCTTATTTAAAATTTCGCATACTTTTTTTGTATTAAGTTCTCGCAACTCCATTATTCTCCGTCGTAATATTCAAGACGCTCTATGTCTTGTTCGTTGGTTTCTTCACCATACTGTATTTCTATAATATGACATGGTTCATCAAAAGGATTAAATGCTTGATGCCAGTCTCCTTGCTTTACATGAAAGAATCCATCTTTCTGTATAGTGTGTATTTGATGTTGCTCCGGCGAACTAAAACTGTGCTTGATGTTTATCATGCCCTTGCTTACAAACCACATTTCACTTCTTTTAAAATGTCTTTGATAACTGATACCTTTTCCAGGTTCAATTATCAGTTCTTTGACACGAACTACATCGTCTTGAAACAGGTCACTAAACTCGCCCCAAACTCTGCGTTCTGTAGGATATTTCCATTCCTTTAATATCCAACTACTGCTGTTGGCTTTGTGGTCTCCGCCAACTGAGAATACAAACTCGTATCCTTCTACTTGCATTTCGGGTATGTTATCTTTTCCTCTATCACCTCCGTTACAGAATACATAATCATGATCATGTCCGAATGCATCGCGAACTTGTTTAAGTCCTGCTGTTACTGTACCATCTTTATCATCTACACCATATAGGTTTGACACCATGTGCATTCTTTCTAAGATGGTTGCTCTTTCTTCAAAAGGCATAAATGGTCTGCCTTTCTTACTTGTAAGCCATTCATCACTGTTGAGTAGCACTACAAGTTTGTCGCCATAAGCGGCGGCTGATTCTAATAGATTAATATGACCTGAGTGAAGTGGGTCAAATCCTCCACTTACTACTGCAATTTTCATTACTTGCCTCGTAAGCGATTTACTTTCTCTTTCATCATCTCAACTTTGCGTTTTGATCTTTTGCCTTTGAGATGCTTTTGTCCAACGGGCGGCAAAGGCATCCATTCGCCTTTTGCTATCATATCGTCCGTTTTCTTTTGTGTTCGTTTGACTGCGGCGGCTTTCATTCTTTTTCTTTTTACAGAAGGTTTTTCATAGTATTCTCTTTTAGCAAGTTCTTTTTGCCTGTTGTCTCGTTCTAGAACTTTTTTAAGTCTACGGATCGCTCCGTTTACATCACCATTACGAACAACAATTTTACAACCTGAATCTCTAGGTTGATCCTTATCAAATTGTTTTTTCCTGTTAAAGGAATTTTTAGTATTCCTATTGCCTTGCCATTTGCCTTTATTCATTTTCACCTCTGTAAAATTTAAATTGTTTTAGTACCTCCGTCTTGCCGTCATTGTACACTACTTCAGGGAAGTTTTCTGTTGTAGGGTAAGAATTATATATTATTTTTACCACGCCTTTCTTACTAAGTTCTGGTGCATTATACATAATATAAAACAATGCAGTTTCTATTATTGTTTTAAGTGCTCTAGCACCTAAATCAATTTTTGATGCTTTATCTGCTACAGTATCAATAAAGTCATCGCCTAATACAAGTTCAATATTATCAAACTTTAATATTTCACTTATTTGTATTATAATACTATTTTTAACATTTGTCAACACCTTTTTAAGGTCATCTTTACCAAGATTTTCAAGTGTTGCTATAATAGGTAATCTACCTACTAGTTCAGGTAACAGTCCAAAAGATACAATATCGTCTGATGTTATATATTTTAAATATGATTTATCTTTTGCAATATTATCTATATTTGATTTAAATCCTATAGCAGATTTTTTCTTTACTCTTTTTGTGACATCCTTATCTAATCCAACAAATGCGCCACCTAAAATAAACAAAGTATTTGTAGTATCAAACTCTACATAATCGTCATTCATTTTTTTACCGTTTGATATTCTAACTTTTGCAGTAGTACCTTCTATTAATCTTAGTAGTGCTTGTTGAACACCCTCACCACTAACATCGCGTGTAGCAGTGTTAGATTCACTCCTACGGGCTTTCTTATCTATTTCATCTATATAAACAATACCATTTTGAGCAAGTTCAACATCATAGTCAGCAAGTGCAAGTAATCTTTCTAGTACAGTTTCTACATCTTCGCCTACATAACCTGCTTCAGTTAATGTAGTAGCATCTGCAATAGCAAAAGGCACATTTAATTTTTTTGCTAAAGTTTTAGCCATAAGTGTTTTACCAGAACCAGTTGGGCCTACTAATAATACATTAGATTTTTCTATTTCTACTTCGGTGCTAGATAATATTCTTTTATAATGATTGTATGCACAAGTGCTAAGAATACTTTTAGCATCATCATTTCCTATGACATGTTCATTTAAAAAATGATGTATTTCTGTTGGAGTCGGGATGTCATCTCTATTGAACGATGTTACATCATCTTGATCTTTTTGTACAATATTATAACTGATAGAAATGCATTCGTCACAAATATAAACATTAGGTCCTGCAATTAGTTTTTCTACTTGGTCTCTACTTTTCCCGCAAAAGTTGCAGTGTAGCGATTTGTCATCTGTCATTTTTTACCTATATAAACTGTGCTTGTGTTTGTTTTTGTTTCTTCGTCTTTGGGTAGTGGCATTGCCCAAAAACCTATCTTTCTTTTTACTTCTTCCTCAGATTGTGATTTAAGCATCTGATAAATTTCGTCTTCGCTTAAATCTTCCTTATTAAATTCGGAAGTTGCCAAAAGCCTAGCCGCTTCTCGTAAATCTCCTGTTGCCGCTTTTTCTACTGTAACTGTCTCTGGTTTCTCATCTAGTAACTTGTATGCTTTTTGCAATCGCTTCAAAACATATAAGTACTTAGCATTTAATTCATCAAATGCTTTCTGAATCTCATTTTTCTTCATGTCTATTTAACACTGTTTGCTCGAGTTGAGCTATAGACTGTGGTGTAGATAAGTCAAGATCAAAATCAGGCTCAACATTTAATTCACTTTCTAATTGTTTAATTCTTTTTTCTTGCGATTCAATTTTTTCTAACGAATCAGAAAGTAAGTTTAATGTGTTACCGTACTTTGTCCACAACTCGTCTAAAGCCGCCTGCACTTGTTCTTTACTTGCCATCTAATTTCTCCTGTAATTTTTTCTCTAACTTTTCTATTGCTCTAGGAGTCTTAAGTTTAAAATCTACTTCTTTCTCAATTACAATTTCCTTAGGTTTTTTTGCTAACTCTCTTTCTTTCTTCTTAAGTTCTTTTTCCAGTTCTGCGATTCTTTTTTTTTCGGCGGCGCTTTCCATTATTGCAGTAGCCGCATCGTCTACACTTGAAGGTCGATCGACTGGTCGAACACTACCGCTAGTTCCAGTTGTCCCCACTTGTTGTAAAGGTACACTTTCGTCTGCTGTATTTGGTCCTTCGGTAAGATCTTTATTATTGTCCTCTTCTGTTGACGATCTATCTGCGGCTCCCCCATAAATCGCTTTATCTCCGGCGGAATGTTTACTGTTGGTTTTATTTCCATTATCCGGTCCTGCTTTCTCTAAGTTTATTCCATACCTTAACAATGTTTGGTTAGCCGCAATAACTAGCATAACTGCTAGTGGGTCAAAGACAAAAACTAACATCAGTATGAATACTTGGACTGCTTTGTCCAACAGATCCTCCCCATCGCCACCAAATAATAATTGTGCTACATATTTGATTGGCCCTACCTCTTTTTCTAATTCTCTAACAGCACTTTCTGCTTCAAACTTTTCGTCCCTAAGTGTTGCTATTCTATCGTAAATTGTGTCTATTTCGCTATTAAAAGTGTCTATCTGATCCAAAGCATCATCCTGTGAACTTGTGCTTTGGTTTCGCAATCTGTTTATTTCTGCATTAGCACCTTGTATTGTTTCTTGTGCTTGACTTCTGTATCGGTCAATAGCATCCTGAAATACTTTTATGTCAGCAGTTGATTGTGCTCTTAAACTTTGTTGCTGGTCTGCTATTTGATCACGCTCTGTTTGTTGCGTGGCTCGCAACGCATCTGCTTGAGCACCGTAATCAATAGTTTCTGTTTCTGCGGCTCTAAACACGCCGCCAGCATCAGTTTCAATTACTTCTGTGCCTTTTGCTCTGAGATCATTTACCGCTTTATCTAGTGCCGCTAATCTTGTATCAAGTGATGCTAAGTCTACAGTAAGTTGCGATCTTACACTTTCTATCTGACCTTGGTTATAATCTATATCACCTTGCACTTGTTGCCATGCTGTATCACGAATTTGTATTTGTGCATCAATACTGTCTTGTACATCAAAACCACCATTGCCTATGCTGGCAATACGATCCTCTATGATAGTAATACGATTTTCTTCACGAGCAATTTGTCCGTCTATGCGTTCTACTGCCGCAATGGCATCTCCACTTACACCGGCCTGGTCCAAGTGAGCTTTAGACAGATAACCAAAGATTCCCATACTGGTTATAATCATGAGCACAAGGACTGCGGTACTTAAATATGCTTTTAAAGCAAAAGTAGTATCTTTCCAATATCTGTATAACCAACTTGCTGTAAGCAGTTTGCCTACTTCTAATGTACCAGCCATTACAGCAATCGGCAGTGCGGCCGCACTGAATATAGCCATAAGACCAGCGATGCTGAACCAAGCCGCTACGCCAGCAATGGCTAAAGCGGTAAAGAGTGTAAGTAATCCAAACCACATAGTAAATATATTTATCTTACGGTAAATACAGTTATGCAACTTAATTGGACCCACGACAAAGATTACGGCACATTAAAGTGTGTTATAACTGAAGATTTAGTGTATATTGCCTATCAAGGCGGAAAAAGTATACATAAATTTTACATGGCTGAACACACGGTGTTAGATCATTCTCCGGAATATGATCCATGGGAGGATGAGAAAAAATGGTTAAGTGATAATTTTTCTAATGTTGTAGGGACTTACGAACCATTTTATTTAGATGATAGTCAGCAAGATGATTGGATTGAAGAACACGACTGGAAAGAAGCATTTCCAATGTTTGGTATTTCTCAAACTGGAACATACTTAGATAGATTGCAAAGACCTTCAGAAGTTCAAACCGGTGCATTACTTTATACTACTGTAAAGTTTGATTTAGAAAACAAACTGTGTATAGAAAAAGACGCTGATAATAATTATTTTAAAAGAGAGTGGTGTGAAGAATTAAATACTTTTTACAATGTTCAACCTTGTTGTGTATTTCCAGATAATCCTGGCCTTACACCACTGTCAAAAGAAGAAGCGGAAGAATTACTGAACGTCTTCTAAAAAACGCAGTTTTTGATGGTCAGCAAGTTCAACTGTAGCACTGTTTGCTTCATGCTCTCTTACTGTAACTTTTTGTACCCAACACCTTCCGTCTGTAAGTTCACTTACAATCTCTTGTGCTTTGTCAAATGCCATTTCAGCAAAACGTTCACAACCTGTTGCTGATACAATTCTCAAATCAATTAGATTTAAGTTTCGTAACATTATAAATGTTTCCATTTCAGGGTCATCTTCTGCCGCTAAGTATGTGTGATCAAACGTGTCAGCCAACCATTGCTTCAAAGGTTTGAGGCCACCAAAGTCTACAATCCAGTTGCGTTCATCTAAAGACTCGCCACCAAATGTGAATTCAAACTGTAATGCGTAACCATGTATTAGGTTACAATGACTGTCTGCTCTCCACTGCCTAAATGCACAACTGTGACCAGTTGCGTGTGTATATGTTTTACCTGAATAAAATCTTTTTGTCATGTGTATGTGTACCTCTGTTAGATATACATTATATAAAATAATAGTTTGAAAGTCAAGTTTTTTTAAACAATTAAATTAGTTGTAGATTGCACATATGCTTTTTCTGTGCCTTCATTAGTTTTAACCATACTCATTACATGCGATGACTGAATGAAATGAGACTGATCTGGATCAACTGTGAGCATAAAAGGCATAAGACCGTAACCTTGCTGATTCATAGAAACAGTCATTGGCTTAGAAACCTTTACACCTGTGTCTTTTTCTTCTTCAAGGGTTCCTATGACTTCTTCACCAGTTATTAAGCGAATACTAACAACTTCACCTTTTTTGATTGGTTTTTGTAATAACATAAAATTTCCTTTGTGAACTCTATTTACAAAAACCAAACAAAAATTTTAATATTTTTTGGTTATTCTAAACCGGCTTCTTTAAGTGTCATCTTCACAACACCTTCTCTGATAAGTTTGCTTCTGTTAGCCATGTGTTTTGCTTGTACTTCTTCTTTGCTACCACCAAAATATGCTACAGCATGTCCTTCTTCTATGAGGATGTCTGTTGCTGGTCTCCAAGAATCAGTTTTACCACAATACACAGTAAAGTCACCAAGAACTCTACCAAACTTACCTCTCATGTCTTCGCCATCTTTGTTGATTTGAGTTTTGAGGATTGGTCCTGATTTATTATCGAGCATTTCTTTTAGTCTTGCCTTTGCGGCTAAACCAAATTGTTTTTCTACTTTGTCTCTTGTTCTGCTTTCTGGTGTGTCTATACCCATCATGCGAACTCTTTCGTCTTTGAGAATTATCCCAAAACCTAAATCAATGTCTACGTCCACTGTATCGCCATCAACGATTTTCAAGACTTTGCATCTGTATTCGTACATGTGTTACTCCTATATTCCTCCTACGGAATTATAAGAGTATTTATCTTAATCGTTGCGTTTTAAGAATGTGTGATTATGCAGTACAGCAGTTTGCGGATACACCGACCCCCAATTGGGTTGACTGATGTTGTGATTGAAATAATGTGTGGCACCACTTGTAGGATCTATGGTAATGCCTTTCATTGACAGCAGTGCAACTTGAACACTCTGTTTCCAGGCTTCCATGTTAGGCCCTATTGGTTTGCCTTTTCGAGAACCCTCATGATACACTATTTGAATGTCATCACTTTTGCCATCACAATACCAACTAAACTGACACATGCCAATAATAGGTAATTGATTACCTTTCCAGTTAGTGTAGTATTTTGCTTGTTTGACAACATCACAAATGTTGCTTGGATATTTTTCGTGTCTAACACGATTTAGTGTGACATGAGCAACAGCACTTTTGCCTGCTATTGTTTCACCTTTTGCTTCGTGGTATACATTAGTTGCTAAACACAATGCTTGCTCAACATCAATGTCTATACCGTTTACATTGTAAGGAGCATAACTTACCATCATACTCAACAATACTGTTTTAATAGTCATTAGTTCCATACCCTGAATCCCTATTATTGTTATATTATAATAAAAATCAGTGTGTTTGTCAAGTATTTGTGTAAAGTTATTTAGTAAATATTTGATCTTTAGGAAGAAAATATATTAAAGTTTTTATTGCACCAAGCATTCATTTCGCTTACATTATTTAATTGTAACATCATGTGATGTGCTATAAGTATGTCTTCTCTACGGATATTTACTTTTTCTATTTTGTTTGCATATTCATAATGTTCTAAAATTGTAGGGTGAAGATCTGGTGATCCGCCATGGGTATAAAGTGGGTTTCTACTACCCCATTCGTTAGGAATACTTACCAGGCTTTCAAGCATGGTTGGATATTTAAAATCAATATGTTCTGACACATAATTTAAATGTTCTAATTGCTGTTCACTTAGATCTTGATATTCTACAAAGTCTGAATTAAAAATATCATGCATTGCTGTGAACCAATAAAACAATTCATTTGCTTCTAAGTATTCTTTTAAGAATATAATATCATTTAAACTTTGCGTAAACATCCAGTCATTAGAAATTTCTGGATTTTCGTATTGGGAACCGTTGCATACCCAAACAGTTTTTCCATTGTGAATATCAATTTTATCATGCCTAAACAAAGAAGGTAACATGATAATAATTTTATCTAGTTCAGTAAAATTATATTTTCGATTTGCGTTAGCAACTTTGTGCAAAATTTGAGTTGTACTACCACCCTTTTGACCAAAGTTATATCCGTCATTTTTATAGCAAATCATGTCTGCCCAAGTAGGCCAAAAATACTGAGTGAAACTGCAACCAAAAGTAAAGATTCTACTTTGGGTCACGTTATATCTTTAAATGGGATTCTTGAAACTTTTTCCCATGCTTCATCGGGTGTATAATTCACATCCTCATAGCCTGGCATAGGATCTTTTACTTTGCGTATGTTAGGCCAAACTTTGCTCATTTCTTTGTTAAAATCTAACCAATGGTGATCTTCTGGTTTGAGTTTTCTATCGCTGACAATAGCATTTACAGGACATTCCGGTTCACATATTGCACAGTCAATGCACACATCTGGATCTATAACTAATGTGTTTTCGCCCTCATAAAAACAGTCTACAGGGCATACTTTGACACATGTGGTGTGTTTACAATCTACGCATTCGCTTTTTACTACATATGTCAAATCATTTCTCCCTAAGACCTATTATTTACTAAAAAAGCACCTTTTTAGCCTGTTTTTTTCGTATTCAATTAAATATTAGCAACTGATTGGTTATAGAACCAGTTGACAAAAATAGTATTTCACCGCTCATTAAGATGTGATAGATAGATCAGGAACTCGGCGTTCCCCAATCAGTCAACTTACAAACTCCGGAGTTTTTGTTTGTTTGTACAATTCGTATAATTGACCGCTGGCTAAATTTTTTGCTTTGGCCTCGCATTGTATGTCAAACTTATCTATAAAACTTAATGCCCATAGATTTGCATCTTCATTAGGATAGTAGTCTGAATGTGCTCTTAGTTTTTGTTTCTTATGACCCGCTTCAAGAAGTCCCACGATATCATGCAAACCAACATGGGTATTGTCACCAGCAGGTAGATGCTCGTCGCGACTGTAACTGTAATGCATAGCAGGGCGAACTCCACGCCAACTGTCGATAACCGCTTTAACTCTGTCATCCTCGGGTTGTATGTATTCTTCATCTCTGATCCAATGATGGTGTATGTCGAGAACCAGTGCTAAGTGATCTTTGAGTTTGAGACTTTCGTCGAGTCCCCAGCACATTTCGTCGTTCTCAATGGTAATAGTATTTAGTGCTTCGGGCGACAATTTAGGCAATACTTTGATAATACCTTCTGCACCTTGCTTGCCTGATATGTGTACATTGATCTTAAAGTCTTGGAATTGCTTACCATAGCCCATCCAACGGGCCATGTTTACATGATACTCAAATTCGTCAATACTGCGTTCCACAATGTCTGGAGTAGCAGAAGCAAGAACACAAAACTGCCCGGGATGAAAAGAAAGCCTAACATCAAGAGACTTGGCCAGTTCTCCAACTTTGCCAAAACCCTTTTCAAGTTCTTTAACCACAGTAGGATCTTCCCACACATAACGCCATGTTGGTTCTGTAGCCATTGGGATTTGATTACTACCCAATCGAACCATTCTCCTGTTTTCGGGAAGGCTACCTACATATTTAACCAAATTGTACGCACTTTGCATATTATGTGTAACTATATCTAACATGCGTTGTTCAGCCACAGCCTTGTCTTGCCTATTCATCCAGGCCACAGTGGTCTGCTTCTCCGTGAAGTTCTGCTGAATTTCTTTTAGTATTTTAGGCTTCTGCGTTTGATCAGGATCTAGATACTTGCAACAAAAGCCAATACGTTGTATAGTGTTATCAAACATACGAGTATTATATACTAGTTGGATACCAATGTCAATAAATAATTGTATGAATTTTGATTATATTATTGCATCAGGTGATAGTTTCACAGAAGGCTCTAAAACAACTTTGGGTATACACCAATCACAAACATGGCCGGGCTTACTAGGAAAAGAACTTAATATACCATGGGCTAACTTAGCCAAAGGAGGTGCAAGTAATTTCGATATAGCAATTCAACCTGTACAGAAAATACATGAATGGTGTACACAAAATCCAGGTGAAAAACCTTTGCTGATTTTTGGATTCACAATAGATGATAGAATTCCATATTTTGATTACGAAGAAGGAATGGTAAAAAGTTTTTACACAATACTTCCAGAGTTGATCGAAGAAACAGTAGTATCTCCTATACTAAAAGAAAGACTTTTAATTGATATGAAATCAGGATCCGATACTGATGAATGTTTTAATCAAAAAATGAATATTGAAAAAATAGATAACAAGAGTAAAGACCCAGATCTAGACGGTTTTATGATGCAAACATATAATGCAATTAAAATTGCCAATAACTATGCAAACATTTTTAAAGGTGCAACTGTTTTATGGGGATTTATACATGCATACAATGCTACAGGTGATGTAACACTTAGACATTGTGTTCGTACTAATACCAAATATAAAATAAAATGGCCTCATTGGGACACATGTTTTAACAGATTCATAGACAATAAACCTTTACAATCTTTATCGTTTGATTCAACACATTGGGTATCATCCGAAGATTGTCATCCTAATCAAAAAGGAATAGAAGTGTACAAAAATTTTTTTAAAGATATTATTACACAAGAATATGATAAATAATGTTGTAGTTAAATCTACATTATCGATAATGGAGTAACCAACATGGCAGAAATGAACAACTTTGCGTTAAAAGGCCTAGCCAATCTTGTACAATTTGGCAAACGTGGCCTTAAAATTTTAACGGACACTACAGACGATTATTTCAGTTTTACTGACAATGATGGAACAACTCTAGTTGAAGTACGTGGTGCTAATGCTACAGTGGCAAGTGCATTCATGACCAAAGGTCAATTTGATGCGGCAACAAATGCTGTAGCACAATATGTCAGTACAGAAGTTCAATACAATACAGGTACAACTACACTGTTTGAAATTCCTGGAAATTCATTAGTGTATAGTGTAACTGTTGATGTTGCAAGCCCTTGGGTAAGTGCTAATTCTAGCACATCTATTAAAGTTGGGGACGGCAGTGATGATGACAGATTGTTCACAGCGGACGATGCTGACATGACTCAAACTTTCCAATTCCACAGCAATTATCAAGAAATTTACAGTTCTAATGCTAACATAGTATGTACTGTAGATGCAGGTAGTGCTTCTGCTGGTTCAGCAACAGTAACAGTATTAGTTGTAACTGAGAACCTAACTGTTAAAGATTACGGTTCAATTGCTGATTTAGGTAGTGTGTAACAACTAGAAAAGTGTTAAAATTTAAAACCCCCGTAAGGGGGTTTTTTTATGGTTGACATAACCTATTGATTTTGCTATAATATAAGATTGATATACAAATCATAGGAGGTATTTTCATGAATAGTATATTTACATTAGCCCAAGACTTTGTTAAGGGCGTATCAGCAATCTTAGTAGGTTTACTAGGATTGGGAATCGTAGCACAATTAGTGTTTGGTTCCACTTTTATAATCGGTGACGTAGTTGCAAATATTACTAACCTAGTTACTACTTTAGGTAACAGTGGATTAGTAGGTTTAATTGTTGCAATTATTGTAATTGGTTTATTGTCAGACAATAAGTAATTATTGCTGATAGTCAAAAATAGGGCGACTTTGATTCGCCCTTTTTTTGTGGTTGTGATAAATACAAGTAATATGTTTTTTAGAAAGGATAACAAAATGGATCGTAAAGCAGTATTTGAGCAATTAAAAATTGATGAAGGAGTAGTAAATGAAGTTTACCTCGACCACCTCGGACTACCAACATTCGGAGTTGGACATTTGGTCATTGAAGGGGATCCAGAACACGGTGAACCAGTTGGAACTCCCGTATCTGAACAGCGAGTGGCAGAAGTCTTTGAACGTGACCTTGACACCGCAATTAGTGAGTGTGTTGCTCTATACGGAGATCAGTTTAATGAATGGCCAGGAGAAGTACAAGAAGTACTTGTGAACATGA